AATTAGCAAACGGCATCACTTCTAGCATAACTTGCGGAAATGCCATGAACCCCTGCGCGGTGACAGGGTCAACACCTGTTTCATCAACAACTAAGTTCTCTAGGTCGTTAGAATATTCGGCTATTTTAGCGCCTACTTGGTCTAGGCCGGTGCTTTTAATCACTTCTGTAAGTTCATTACCGATAACTTTCTTAAGCGCCTCACCCTCTTGTGTAAATGGGTCGAACCGTAACACTTGTGATATTTCTCTAGGTAGTGCTTTTTCTTCCTCGGGGGATAGACCACCAAACGCGTTTTCACCGGCTAGTAATTTTACAGTCGCACGACCAACGGGGTTAGCTTGCGCAGCTTTTAACACTGACTCTGCGGTATCACCAAACAAGTTAGTTATGGTGCTAAAACCTGCGTCTAATGCGGTAGGTAGACTTACTTCCGGCGGTGCGTCAGTATCGATACCTGCGGATTTACGTAGTAGTGCTTCGGCCTGCTGTACATCGGACGGTGATGTCTCAACTTGCTTGTCAGGCTTCATTGACGCCATTTTTTGTTTAAAATACTTAATAGCGTCGGTATCACCTGCCGCTTGTGCTTTTTCTAATTGCCGCCGTACCTTATTGGATTCGTTTAAACGGGGTGTATCTTCAGTTTTAACCTTAGTATCTGACGATGTAGTTATACTTGCTAACTTACTTTTAAAGTAGCGCACAGCTTCTTCGTCGCCATTAGCACGCGCCATTTGTAGCTGTTTTTTAGTCTTTTCTAACTCGTTCATAATAAGTGTCTAATCTACGCTATACATTTCTTCAAATTTTGCGTTTCTCTGCCGTTCTTCTTCCAACTGCTTGCCTTTACGCTCGTTAGCTTTCTCAAGCCAGCGGTTTTGCACATCCTCTACAGTATCACCAGCTTTAACTTCTACAGTAATGCCATCGGCTCGCACCTTGAAGTCTCTAAAACTTGAAAACATAGATTTAGACTGTTCGATAAAACTACCCTCGATTCTATCTAATCCTTGCTCTAACTGCGCCCCCTCGGCTAGCGCCCTGTAATACTCCGCTTGCAGTGCCGGATTAGCCGTAGCACTTGGCACACCAGACAAGTATTTTTTAAACTCAAAGTTAGATGTCGCACCCGGCGCTCTGTCAGCTAAAGCTATGATATTCCTAGCTTTATTTGCTCTAATACGTGTAAATTCATCCTCACCCTCAGCACCAAACACGCTTCTAACCGCGTCGTTTACCGCTGCCGCAACACCTTTATCATCCCATTCATCGCGCGATGCAATATCGCTTAAATCATTGGCTAAACTTTGGGTCAGTTTTACCATGCGTTTACTATCGTCAATATGGTCTTTAAGGTCACCAGTACGTTGTGATTGGTCTTGTGTCAGTCTAATATTCTTACCTTCCAGCGCGGCTTTTTTACGCTCTTGCGCAATATCAGCTTCGCGTGAGTCGCCTGTATAGCGCCGCTGCATCGTACCATCAGCGTTTTGGTACATAATGTATTCTTTACCTTTTTCATCAAAGAATACACCCTGCTTTTTACCAATTTCGGGTTCTTCAATTAAACCCATGCCGGTCGCCACGTCGTAACCTCTATCTAGCACGCGCAGAAAATCTAAGTCGTCAGCCCCCTCCGCTGCGTTTGATAAAGGTTGTGTAAACGAGTTGCCAGAGCCGTATTCTTGTAAAAGCTTATCGCGCTCTTGTAGCATTAACCGCGCACCGTTTATATCACCGTTATCAGCCATCAACTTAGCCTCATTGATTGTATCAGCGAGGCTTTGCTTTTCTATATCTTCTAAGTTGGCGTTCATATCGACTATGGTTGTGGTGCGTTCGGGGTCGATAGCAGTCATTTTCTTAAGGTATTTAGTACCCGTACCGCCGGCCTGAACGTCAGCTTCGTAAGCTTTGTAAAACTTTTTGAAACTGTTTTCACGCTCTAGCTTTTGCTTTTCGGCTTCTTCCTCGCGCTTACGGTCGGCGCGTAAGGTTCGCATCTGCTCGCCCTTAAGCATCGCACCTGCTAGGTCAGCTTTTAAACCCGTTACATTGTAGTTAAATTGCATTTAACACCTCACCGTAATTTACGCGGTCGTAACCATCTGCGCCGCGTTTAACCGCGCTAGGTACGAGTTTCTTAACTTCGTCAGCCATGAAGCCGACACCTGCTGTGCCTGCTTTCACCCAATTCCATGTGTAGATACCAAGCCCTCTATGCTCACCAACCCGCTTCACGTTCTCTTTTAAACGTCTATCTGACATAAACATCATTGCCGCTGTCAAACCCGTGCCGATGGTGTTATTAATCGCGTTAGCTTGGCCTGTGATACCCGCTGCACCCGCTGCACCTATTTGGTTCTGGAATTCAGCCATCGCCGAGCCTTGACCTGTTGCCAAGTTAGCCATAAGTGATGCTAGCTGTAGCTGCTGATTAGCTTCTGCGCCACCTAGACCACTAAGCATGTTAGCGATGTTGTTAGTGTACCCACCAATTTGCTGACCGTATTGCTGACCAAGCATGTTCTGTAGGTTAGCCATCGCCGCAGTTTGCCCACCGATTTGCGAAGCAATTTGCTCACCCGCTCTTGTGCGCCCGCTTGCCAACTGACCACCAATGCTTGAGGTAAGATTAGCGGCGTTATTAGCGGCATTCTGGTACATGCTAGCACCTTGACTACCTAACTGACCGGCGATATTAGCACCTTGACCGAATAGACCTGCCTGACCCTGCGCAGCGTTTAAACCAAGTGCGGAAAGTGCGCTACCTAAATTAGTCGCCTGATTAGCGCCTTGACTAGCCAAGCCAGCTTGTTGATTACCTAAGTTAGATAGTAAGTTTGCTTGCGCTCTACCGGCATCAGCTTGCATACCTGCGCCTTGGCCTACTAAGCCCGCCTGTGCGTTAGCTAATGAGTTTGTAGCGCTAGCGCGTGCCTGCCCTAAGCTGCTAGCTAAGTTAGCGCCCTGACCACCTAATTGAGCGGCGAGGCTTGCACCTGACTGTTGAAGCCCTGCCAACGTCCTGCCTTGGTCGCCTAGTAAGCCTGCACCTGCTTGAGAAAGCCCTGCTTGCTGCCCTGCGATACCCTGCAATAAGTTAGCTATACTCTGACCACCTTGCTGCGCTAGCCCTGCGCCTGCTTGTGATAGCCCAGCCTGACGCCCTGCCATATCAGCGGTAATACCTGCGCCTGCTTGACCAAGTTGAGCAAGTGTTTGACCCCCTTGCGCGCCGATGCTGGCTTGCTGCCCGCCAAGCTGTGCTGCAAGGTTAGCGTTTTGACCACCAAGTTGCGCGGTAAGATTAGCGCCCTGACCCGCCAACTGTGCGTTTAAACCTGCCGCGGCTTGACGCTGCGCTGCCGTGCTTTGACCTGCTTGAGCAGCTAACTGCGCCTGACTCTGGCCTAATTCACCGACTAAGTTAGCACTCTGACCAGCTAGTTGAGCCTGTTGCCCTGCGGCAGTTTGTCCTAACGCTGCGGCTTGTTGCGCGGCTTGCATTTGCTGGCCTGCACCGGCTTGCGATAACCCTGCGCGCTGTGCTGCGGCTTGTTGCGCAAGTGTAGCGCTTTGACCCGCTAAACCTACCTCTTGGCCTGCGGCTTGTTGTGCCGCCGAAGCACCGGCCTGAGATAGCCCTGCCTGCTGCGCTGCGGCATTGCTTATGAGTCCAGATGCACTTTGACCTTGTTGGCCTGCAATGTTTGCCAGACTAGATGCGGCCTGTTGACCACGACCAGCCACTTGTCCGAGGCGGTCAAAGGCTGCCCCAAATTGCTGCGAGGCAAGACCTTGCCCGAATCTTGTGAGTTCTCGTAAGACTTCGCCACCGCCGACGCCCCCTGTTGCTGCTGCGTTTGCACGTACCGCACGTAAACCTTGCTCGCGCATGAAATCAAATTCTGGCGAATTCATCACCGCGCTGATAGCATTCTGTTGTGCTTCTGCACCCATTGCACCTGATAGCGCGGCTTGCTGTTGATTAGCTTCTGCACCGCCAGCGGCATAACCGCCTAAGTCTTGTCTAGCCTGACCGAAACCTTGGTTAAGTGCGTTTAAACCCTGCTGTTGGCCTTGGTTTATCGCCTGCTGACCTCCGGCTAAGGCTTGCTGCGCTTGTGACAGGCCTGTCTGCGCTGCCTGCTGGCCTCCGGCTAAGGCTTGCTGACCTTGCTGCTGGCCTTGGCCTATCGCTTGTTGGCCTTGGTTTAATTGATTCTGCGCACCTTGCAACCCTTGGTTAACTGTGCCGATACCTTGCTGTGCGGCTTGGTTAACTTGCTGGCCTGCTTGCGCTATCTGGCTTTCTGCTCGCTGCTGCGCCGTGCTAAGTGCGCCTGCGCCTTGCTGTGACCCTTGCTGAATATCACCAATACCTTGATTAGCCATCTGCAACGCTTGGCTCTGCGCCTGACCTAACTGACCTTGCGCTTGTTGACCTGCTTGGCCTAACATACCTTGCGCTTGTTGGCCTACACCACTAAGAAGATTCTGTGCCTGCCCGAACTGATTAAGCGCCTGACTACCTGCGTTGGCTAATTGACCTTGTGCTGCGGTACTACCCGAAGATAACGCATTTTGGCCTTGGCCTATCATACCCATAGCGGCGTTCTGACCTGCCATTAGTGCATTCGTACCTTGCTGGCCTGCCTGACCTAATAGGTTTTGGCCTTGGCCTATCATGCCTAAGCCTTGCTGTGTGGCGTTTACAACTTGGCTTTGCCCTGCGTTTAAACGCGCTTGCAACTGTCTATTTGCATTGGATAGACTGGCAAAACCTCGACCTTCGGCTTGATTAAGTGCGCTCTGTGCTTGCTGCCCTGCGCCGCTTAACATACCTAAGCCGCTATTTAAGAACTGCATGCCGTTAGACACGCCCGACTGCACTGCGTTTAAACCCTGTCCAGTCGCGTTAGCTAACGCCTGATTTCCTGCGAACAATTGATTCTGTGCATTTTGGTAGGTGCTGCTTAAAGCCCCTGCACCGCTTTGGAGTGCGTTATTAAAAGCGTTAATGCCTTGGCCTAGCTGCCCTTGCACATTACTTTGTGTATCACCTAATAAGCCAATACCTTGCTGTAAGCCGGACTGTAATGCGCCTAAACCGCCGCTTAACGCCCCTTGCAACGCAGACTCGCTACCCGCCAAGCCGTACTGAGGTGTAACCCCTGTAGGTACACCGCCCGTAGCTGTAGCGCCGCCCGTAGCTGTAGCGCCGCCTTGAGGTTGTTGCGTTGTTTGATAACCGTTTATCATAGTGGTAGGTGTTGAACCTGCCATATCTGTAGCTGTGGTGTTAAACTGCCCCTGTCTAGTACCGCCTGTACCGTACACCTCTTGCTTTACGCCCCCAATATTTTGGAACTGCCTAGCATCATCAACCGCTAGTTGTTGAGTAGGTTGATTAGGTGCAAGCGAAAGCCCGCTTTGCATCATAGGCTGCGCTTGAGAGATAGGTAACCCGCTGCTCATTCTTATGTCGGCCTGCTGCGGAGGCATGTCGGTAACTACCCTGCGCGACATATCGCCACCGATGCTCATACGCGGCTGGTTTGGGTTCGCTAATCCTGCCTGACGTGGGTTAGATATAGCCCTTGCTCTTGCTCTAGGGTCAGAAGCCATGTTTACCTACCTTAAGTTTAAACGTGGCATGCCGCTAATTGCTCTGCCACCTTGCCCGCCAGTACCACCAGCAAAATCGTTAGAAAAGACGGGTTGATTACCACCGCCTTGAAAGAATTCAGTCCGGCCACCCCCGAAAGGCATATGCCCTGCTGCGTCGCCGGACATAAAACCACCGTAAGGTAGAGCGTCTAAATTAACATTGGTAGCGTTTTTAGTGTAGCCACCCTCAACGAACGGATTTTTAGTAACGTCAGTACCCATCACTGCGCCGGTATCGACCTGCTGTTCAGGAGGTGTAAACACGCTAGGCGTACCAGATAAAAAATCACCGGCATTGAAATCCACACCCTGCGGTTGCATAAAGCCGTAGTCTACCGGCGCGCCTAGTATAGCGTTTTGCATCTGAGGCATTGAACCGGCTAGCATCTGTTGTGCGTTCATATTGCCTTGGCTCATAACGTCTAGTTGAGGTTCAAAGCCGCTACCTAACATATCCATAGCTTGCTGCGTGCGCTCTAAGCGCGATTGTTCAGCACCCTCAAAGGCAGGTCGAATCTCGCGTTTAGCCTCGGCTACGCCTCGCTTATATTCTGCCATAGCCTCGCGCGTGCCTTGTTGTTGCGTTCTAGCTGCGTCTTTTGCGCTACCGCCAAACACTGCATCTACTATACTACCCATGATTACGACCTCTTTGAAAAAACAGCATGTCGTGGTATACGCCGTTTTTGTAAAACCCTTTGCTAATAGCACCAGCCCGTTTAAACTTCATACGGTGTGCAAATATTGTAGCATACCGTTTACACGCAGGTATATTTGTTATGATGCTCTGATACATTTCAGGCGCATCGCTATCGAACCAGTCTAGCACTAACTTAACTGCTTTTTCGCTGTGGTTACGCATGCATTTACGTATGAACGGATGAATTTCTAATACGCTGCGATTGAAAGGGCGTAACTCCACAAAACCAACAAGTTCACCAGCATGCGACAATCTAAACCATGCACTTGTCTTTATGTTTACATACCCGTCTATAGCGGTATAAGGCGTACCATCCTCAACAATGTCGGGAAATAGGTCATTAACAGTATCAAGTAATTGCTGGTCGTACTTAGTTACTAGGCTAATTTCCATCCGCGCGTGTTATCCCCATCTATGTCGTTTAAACACTTTATATAGATAATACTACCCGTATCAGCAGATAAATCATAGTATGCCGCACCGGCGGGGGCAGCCACCCTATTTTCAGGCGTACCGTCACCTGACGATGGGATTAACGATTCTAGTTCATCCTGTGCGGCGCGTGCTTCGCTAGTTAATAAACCGTTTTCGTCAGTTATCGCGCGTGTCTTAGGTAGCCCGTCTAGCTTTCTCACCGATTAATACCCTGCTTATACTTTAATTCAACGCCGAAGAAACGCCGTTTTACAGCATCACTAACTGTAAATTTAAGTACAGAAACCGTACTAAATCGCCCATTTCTACGCCAAATCTGACGACGACCGCGCGCGCCCCTACGGCCTAGCTTACGTGTTTTAGCATCCTCAAATACTACACCGTCGCGGCTTATTTCCAACCGTACCTCGGGGTCTGGTACGTCTTTATTACCTACACCACCCTCACACACCAACTCAATAAGCGGTAGTGTGTATGCGTTGCCTAAGTCATATAGCGGGTTAGTCGTAAAATAAGTAATTAGGGGCTGCTCGTATTCAGTATGTATTTCAGGGTCTATAACACCGATACGACCGTCTTCTGAGTCGCCTACAACTAGCAAATTAAAGGCGTTAAGTACGCTGCGGATTCTGCATCGAGTGTTTAAACGGCTGTTGCGCCGGTCACGTACGCTGCTTTGACGTTCATGCCATTTCTGCGTAGCTATATCATAAACAAATGTAAAGTCGCCGACGGTAAACGCAATGAAGTCATGCCCGCGCGACGAGTACGCCCAACTGAACGCTTGCTGTACTTCTAAGAGTGTTAGGTTGCTTAGTATGTTGTCTATAGCGGTCGTACTTACTCTTACGGGTTCTGAGCCTGCGAATTGATACACCGCCACTTGTTCGTTATCACCCTTACCAATCCAAAATACTGCATCGCCAATAGTACGGACGGTAAACGGTGCTGAACAGCCTCTAGTAAGTACGAAGCTGTTTAAACGCTGAAATGGTACACCTGCGCCGCCGATATTACGGTAAGCTTCTGTCGTTTCTGAGCCGAGTAGGTAAAGTTGATTTTTAAATGTAAAAGGTGCAACAACACCGTCGGGGTCTGCTTCGGCAGTGAAGAAGTCAAGTGCGTTCCAGTTCAACCCATCTACTACGCCGCTAACTATGGCTTTGTTTTGGTCTGTGGTAACGACAAAATAACTGTCAATGAACGTAACTTGCTGCGGCGTACCGTTCGCCGTAAAACCTGCATCTGTTATTTTTCTAAAGCGGGGTGCAAGCGAGGGGTCATATATGTACCCATCGCCTAAGTTATTGATAATGATTAACTGGCGGCCGTTATCAGAGAAAGAACAAAACCCTGAACCTTCTATCTCACCGATAAGGTTAACGCGGTAATCCACGCTGCGGTCAAAATTAATAATCTGCTCTAACTCGTATAAACCTGTACCGTTTACAAAGTAGGGTTTCTTATTAAACAGCCACCCGCCGCGATTTCTATCAACGGCCTTATCACCAGTCTTAGCTATTTCTCGCAAGCCTTGAACTTCAAATAGGCTGCTACTCTTAAGCGCTTTAGCCTGCGGAAAATTAGGGTATAAGTTAACACACCGCTGATTAGAGAACGGTAGCGAGTCAGACTGGTAAAAGCCGTTCCCTATATCGATGGTTAAATTAGCCATTTATGAACACCGTAGTAAAGCTTGGTTAACCTGTATGTTAGTCGTGTCGGTTTCGTTAGTCACCGCTAACTCTATAAAATCATCAGTAGATAACACAAAGCCCCAATCGATAGATATTACGCTAGAGTCGCCTGCGCTTATCGTACGCTCTATCTTAGTTACTGATTGGTCTGCGCCAGAGATTACAAATTGTAGTGATAACCGCTTATTAGAGCCGGTAACAGGTTCTAGGCTAACTGTGCAATCTAGGCGTGTATATCTATCTTTTACACCTTTGTAAGTAACTCGCCCGTTAACATTAGTCTCAAACTGAGATGCTTCGGCTTCTGTAAATACGCCGTTTATAACTACTGGTAAACCCGTCGTACCAATTGACGTTGTAGTGGGCGCGTTTAAACTTATTTGCCCGCGAGGTATGGAATCAGCAATGCTATTGTTATCACTAAACGACCAATTAGGGCTGTCAGCGTCAATAACTGACAATCCTTGCATATCGCCTTTAATCGTACATTTAGATACAAAGCCAATAGCTTTAGCGGTTAAATTATCACCATTGGTTGCGCCTGTTAAAAACGTCTGCCCTGCGACGGTGTTTAGCGACTGCCATGAATCTATTTCTAGTTCATCAAATGTTGCTGCACCTAAGTTAATTAACTCAGCAGCGTTATTTGTCGTGTTTTCAATGGTTACGTTAACGGTTCTAAACCTTGCACCTGATACGTTGTCGTCGTATACAAAACCTTGTCCGGTATGCTGCGCGGCAAAAATATCGTAAATACCTACTGACGGGTGTTTTAGCGTACCTAAGTCTTTAACTTGGTATAGGAGTAGATAGCGTAAGAGCAGGCTGCCCGTGGTCGCTGCGGATGAATCAAACAACGCACCGTTAGGGCATGAAATGCCTAATTCTTTAAACCCTTGCGTACCGTTTTGCAGCGTAAACATAGCGCCGCTACCTGTATAAGTAAGCACCGTTACAAAAGGGTCATTACTGGTTAAAACGGTGCTTACACCAACTACAAACCGATTGGCTGTGGATATGTCGTTAGTAAAGAAATATATCGTATCGTCTGCAAGCGTTATGACGCCGCCTACTGCAACTGGTAAGTCGTTTAAACTGTTTACAATGATAGTTTTAGAACTTACTGCAACCTCGGCATTTTCTACAATGATGCTATTGTTGTTAGTAGTTAAGTTTATACCTCTACCGGCTTTTAAACGTCTAAAATTAAGTTGTGATGCCTGAGAGTTTACAATTAACGGTTGGCCTGCGTCGCTGTTGCCGGCATTTTTTACATTAGCCGCTACGCTAACAGTGTTTTGCGGGTTAACCGTTACTGATACGCCTGTACCTGCGGAAATACCTCGTATCTGGTAATTAGGCGACGTACCTAACAAGACAGGTGTAGCCCCGCCACTGTTTAAACTGGTTAGTGAGCCGGTAAGCCCTAAACTTGAAGCTAAATCACCTATTTTCACGCGGTAAAGTGTGTTGTTTGTAACTACTGGTATTTGGTCAGTGTTGTTGACTGTATCTTTACCTAGCGCCTCGGCTAGTTGCTCAACTATAGATTTACAACCCATTGGTATCACCGTTTTTAACGTCTATGCTGCAAGGGTTTTCATCTTCGCAACAGTCAGGGTAAAATTGCTGGTCTGATATTGAACCGCTACCGTCTTCATTACCTGAACCGATAGGTAGCGTAGAGGGGTACGCTATCTTATTAGGTTTAACACCGATTATTCGTAGCGTTCGCATTCCTGTGCGGGCGTTCATATCCAGCGCCGGAGATATAGCGATATCAAAACTAGTCGCAAGCCGTTTAGCGAGGTTAAATACAATGGCTTCCACTGCACCCGCAGGTACGGTTAGTACATCGTTAGGTGCGTCTACGCGCGTGTAACCAAGCTTAATACCCGTAGCATCTAAAGCTGCCATCATACGGTTTAAATAGCGTATGCCGGTTTCTAACTCTATGGCGGGTATTTCTTCCTCTTGCGCCTGCGTAGTTAATTCAAATAGCGCATCCTTAACTACGTCGCTTGCGGTCTCGCTCATGGTCTGTTACTCCAACGTGCCGAAATTGCCCGTTTTCATTTTGAACTTTTTAATATCGCTAACCGCATCATCAACTTTCTTTTTACGCTTTTTCTTTTTCTTTTCGTCTTCTTCTTTGCGTAAATTTTTAGCAGCTTTTGCGGCTTTTGCTGACTTTACTAAGTCGGTATCTATTTTAGCACCATCGTAGGTGTAATCGAAGGCCATTATGTTTTACCTTATCATGTTTAAACAGCGCGACGACGCGCACGGCGCTTAGATTTTGCAGGCGCTTCGGGTTCGTCAGTAATGACAGCCGATTTGCTAGCCGGCGCTTCTGCTTCTGCTTCTGTTTCTGTTTCTGTTTCTACAGGTTTACCACCTTTAACAGACCAACCATGCGACACCATAACTTCAAGTGAATCGTAGCGGTCGTTAATTTTAATTTCTTTGTCGCCTTTAACTAAGATAATTTTATCAGTCATTTTGAAAAGTCCTTAAAAATAGCGCCCCGTAGGGCGCTAATACTCTTGCAGGGAGTTTTTACGGTTGGCCGTAGCCCAAGCCCGCAAAGAACGGGTTGAATGTTACGAACGCTGGAAGTAAGTCGAAACGTACTTTTTGCGTGTTGGCATCACCATCTGCGTATTTAGATACACGTAATGAGAAACCATCTTCTGTTGTAGCGATAGTATCAGTGCTGTAAAGCTTAGGAAGCTTAACAGTAGCCATACCGAACGCTTGACGGTGGAAGAATAGGTTAGGCTGTGCAGTAAAGCCAGCAGTACCAAGAATGGTAACCACGTCGCCTGCATCAAGTGCTGAATCAACGGTGTTGTACTGACCATTTGCCTCATTGATAGCAGGAGCAGTAATTACAAGGTTACCTGCGCCTGAGCCATCTAGCGTAACATCCTCGGTTACTGTACCGCGGAATTTAACCTGCGAGCCTGTGTTATCCACGAATGGTAGGCGAGTTTGCTGGTTAAGGTAGAAACGGCCTGTTATTTCAACTATTGAACCGGCTCTAACTACTGCGTTAGCTGAAAAACCTTCAACCGCTAGCGTCTGCACCATCGTATCTTTTACCGATACGTAAGTTTGTGTAGGCGCTGCACTCAGCGTACCTGCACGGTCTGCTAGATTAACATCGTCAGACATAGTATCTAACGTGTTGCACGACATAACGCTCATACCGGCGAAATCATCGTTAATCATGGCTTTAGTCCATGCTGTGCGTACTAGGCCATCTGCCGCGTTTAAACCACTTTGCGCTGACGCTAGTGATTGTGCTACATAAGGGTTCATCATGTAGTACAGGTCATTATCCATCGGCACACCTAGCGAGTTCATCAAAGAACCTGCGTAAGCTACGTCAGACCATGCATCTACTGCGGTGCTAGGCGTACCTACTGACAAACCTGCATTACGGCGCATATAAGCGGCTAGCGAGGTTTCTAGAGTAGTTACTGCACGGGTTGCCATTGGTGCAAGAATCTGGTCAATTTGGTCAGCTTCTAGCGCTTCCTCAATGTTTTCCCATTCGGTCGCAACCGTGATGTAATCCTGTACTGTCGCAGTCGCCTTACCAGAGATGATATCTGACTTAGTTTCACCAGAAATATTACCGCCCGCAGTACGAATAGCGTTGTAGTCGTGTGGACGTTTTACTGATACTTCACCATTCGTGCGTGGCGTGAAACGCCCCTGAATTAGTTGTGTATCGATGTTTTTACAAAGACAGCGCGACGCCTCAAATTTCTCTAAAAAGACGCGTGCTAGGTCTTCGACCGTATTGGAGTTAAAGTTATTAGCCATGATGAATTACCTTTATTCAAATCTAGCTTTGCCGCCCGTGAGTGGATATTTATCACTCTTTCTCGGCGCGCCACCTTTTACACGTTGAGGTGGCCTTGCAGCATTGCTTCTACGTTTAGGAGTAGCAAGCTTAGGCTTGATATTCCGCTCAATGTAGACAGCGGCTTGTACGGGGTTCATGCTAGCAACTTCAAGTAAGTCTTGAATGTTATTACCTAAATGACGGGTAATTAACGCGCCTTTCTCGTCGCTAAGAATATGCATTGCCACATCATCGTTTAAACCTACTTGGTTTATAACTTGACCGGCCTGCTGCAACTCTTGCTCTTTAATGCCGAACGATTTTGCACGTTCTGCGTAAGCATTAGCCACTTTCTGCATTTCTTGTTGTCGAGTGTAAGCTTGTTGCTGCACAGACTGCTGCTTGTACTGCTCATGCTGGTTGTACTGCTGCTGCCATTGCGCTTGCGCTTGAATGGCTTTCTCGCGTTGCTGTACTGCCTGCATAAACTCAGAGTCAGATACTTCATCAGGGTCGGGGAGTTCTGGCACATAGGGTTTTGAAGCCTGTAGCCTTTCTTCCTCTAGCTGCTGTAAGCGTTCCTCTGCTGCTTTAGCACGTCTTTCCGCTTCTGCTCGCTCTCTAGTTAATTTTCCGAACCGCTCATTAACCTTTTCCTTGGAAAAATCATTGAGTTGTTCATCACCGCCTTTTGCTTCGTGTCCGGTCTCACTATCGGGGTCTGAATCCGAATCCGCTGACTCATCTTCTAATTCGTCTTGCGGCTCTACGTCGTCAACTTCTTCATATTCCGTATCAAGAAACTGGTTGTCGTCGTTTTGCAGTTCATCATTACCATCTAACATTTTTTACTCCATGACTGGATTCGCCGTGATTAAAGGCTCACGTAACCTGTTTAAACAAGCAGGAAGTTACTTAGATTTCTTCCCGCCACCTGATTTTTTACGCCCGTTACATTTCGCCATCGTTAATATCCTCGGCAGTTTGTTCGTATGCATTAACCGCTTGTTCGCTTACTATCGCGTCAGCGCCTATAGCATTCTTAATATTCATTAGCGCAGAAGTCAAGGTGTTTAAACGCTCGAACTGCTGTTTCTGCATATCAATCATCTGGTCAAACTGCTGTTTCTGTGCGTCCATCTCTACGCGAACACGTTCCATATCGATACGCTCTTGAGTCTGCTGTATCTTAGCAGAATCAACGGCTAGCTTACTTTGCAGCTTCTCTTTATCGCCTTGCATACCGGCTTGAATCTTCATCATTTCAAGTTCGTGCTGCTGACCGATGTTCTGCTCACGCATTTGCTGTGTTTGCGCCTGCATTTGCGCTATTTCTAGCTGCATCTGCTCTAAACTCGGCTGTGGCGGCTGTGCTTGCTTCGCTTCTTCCGCAGCGCGTTCTTGCTCGGTCATTTGCTCCATCGGAATCATGCCGTTGTTTAAAGCAAGCATGCGTAAACGCTCTGCAATTTTATCAAAGCCGGGTGCATTAATGTTTCTAACCCATATATCACCGGCCACACCGACCAATTGCGGGTCTTTTTCCATCGCGCGCATGAACATTTCAGAGGCTTCTTGCTGGCGGTTCTTATACGCTGCACCAATGTCACACACTACGTCATATTTACCGCGGGTAAGGTCGTTTAGCGTGTATTTTTCGCCTGTTTGCGCATCGACGACCACGTTATTTGCAATAAACTGGTCAATCGTACCGTCTTCTTTCAAAATACGAATCTGTCGCGTGGCGTCGTATACGATAGGAATGGCTTTTAGGATAATTTTACCTGTGCGGGTAATGGCGGTTTTCATTGCAGAGAAATAGACACTAGTACCGTTGTTGCCGCGGTCTATCTGCTTCTCAATCGCTACGCCCGACTGCAATTGCGTGTTAGCACCCATATTGGCGGCAAATAAGCCCGCAGCCTTGGAGATAGCTTGGTCTGACTGCTCAGTAAGCATCGTAACGGCTTGGTTTGGCTGGCTTGCCCCGCCCTCATACGGTGGTGGCGCATCCCCTGTAGCGTTATAGAACTGAACAGGGTTCATGTTGGTATTCATCGACGCAATAGATTCTTCATGCCCTTCCGCTTGTTCGGGGGTCATAAAGATTTTCTTACGCGGTGATAGCGCCACTTCCTCAACGTTACGGCTGAACGCGTAGTTATGCACGCGCTGCATATCCATCAGTTTTTCTACGACGCCACGATAAAGAATCTTACCCTCGACGACGGTAAAATTACCGTAGACCGGCACGATAGGCACACAGTCGAACACCGTATCTTGCGCGTCGGTTAACCAACCGCCTGCATCAAACATGCGCAGTTTACACACCTTGCGTTTTACGTCGCGGGTGTCCTCAATCTGAATACCCGCGAGTTCTAAATCATCTAAAATATTTTCAGGTGTTTGACTGGCGCGCAATACGCGTCCGTCAGTCATTTGATAAAGCTGGTCTTCTTCTTCTTCGATAAAGTACGCATGCCCAATAGTGATAAAATCAGGCTTGTAGTAGTACGCATTATTCCATGCGCCGGTACTTAGCGATTTCATCTTACCGTCAGGATAGTTATCCTCGTACTCATCTTTACCGATGTGATGCAACACCACACCCCATTTCGCATCGCTACCGTCGTTAGTCAGGTCGGTGGGGTCTAACCACACTCGTTCTGCGGCGTCGTGCAGGGGTTCAATCATCAAATCTTGGTCAAATCTT